TCTTTACCATTGGACGTGACATAGCAAGTGCGGAAGCGCACTTTGTTAGACTATCATATTCCGCTATAAGTGTACCATTTTTAAAACAGTATACTTTTTTGGAAATTACACTACCACTTTTATTTTCATCAGGAGTTTCCTCTTTCTTACTCTGAAGAGATAATGTATTTTGAATCCTTAATCTTGTTGATCTGTTCATGATTGTTTCTGTTTTGATTCATTACTAAGGTTACTTAAATATGTATATGCTGCTTTTAAAGCTATCTCTTCATGTACTGATGAATCTATCTCTATTGTTGTACCTGATATAAAATCAATAGGTGTTATCTTCTTTAAATAACGTGCAGTATACGATGCAAGAGTAGTACCATAAGGAATAAGAAGTTCTAATCTACCACTCATGATATTCATTCTCCATATTGCTTCTTCATCATCAGGCTGCAGGAATGGATTATTAAGATTAACTGCAATCATATTATGTTTTATAGGTATTATCTTTACCGGTGCCGCAAGAGCATTGCCATTACAATCAGTTGTATTAAGTACTGCACTTTCCTTTATTATATATTGTAATACCGTTTCTCCTGGTCCTGCAGCATAATATCCTACAAACTTTCCTGTTACATTATTTGTTGTGATAGGAGTAAATGATGTAACATTATAATCTGCAATAAGCGGTGCCAGTATTCTGCTTATACGTTCTGTTATCTCAAACTTCTCCGCAGGATTAATAAGACTATCATATTTCTCTGTGACATACTTTTGATATTCCCAGTTAATATGATCCTCTATAATGGTTGAAAGCACCGGATGTACGATGCCAAACTTTTCAACCTCAACATTAAACCGATGCTGTAACTCGTAAACTGTCATACTACTTTATTTATCATTGCATCTGTCTGTAAACTACCACTTGACTCATTAGGATTAAATACTTTCTTAGCAAGGTTTACTGCTGTATTAACAATCCTGTCATGTAGCATTAAATCAACCTCTGAATCAACACCTGCAGTTATTAATACAGGTTTTTTAACATACTCAAGATACACATCTGATGCTCCTGAAAATGTAGTCAGTGAATCATGTATAATAGTAAATGTATCATGCGTATCTTCATATATGCGTGGATTTAAAAGTATAACCCTATTGATAGCACTGTTTACATATTTACCTGACTCTTCTTTCCTTATAAGTATATTATCAACCCAATCTGCAGGATTAATAACTTTAAATGTTGCTCTTGTTACCTTACTCTTGGAACTTATAAAACCAATATATTCTTCAGTTCCACCTCTTGTATATGTTCTTGTATTACCATAAGTAAGACCAGCTGTGGAGCTACCAAGCTGGTTTACTATAAGGTTTGATATCCATGTGTGCCTTCTGAGTTGTATCTCTTTCTGCACTTCAAGTATCTGAGCCTGGTTTAAGAGGACAAGGATTTCCTCATCCTCATAACCGGGACCCTCTAGGTTAACTATATCATAATTAACCTTAAATGCTGATATCATTTCAGCTGTTGTCATTCAGCTTTTTTGTTTCTTGTGTTTTTTGCTTTTACTGGTTCTTTCGTTTTCAATTCTTCAAAAGCTTTCTGCAATTCTTCATTCTTCTTTTTGAGTTCATTGTTTTCCTCAATAAGTGTATTGTTTTTAAGAATCGTTTCTTTAGTTGCTTCTTCAATCTTCTTCATCCTTTCCAGTATCTCTGTACCTTCCTGATGTGATTCTTTCAAATCAGCTCTTACTTCTTTACGAACCTCTTTAATAACTACATTCTCAATGTCATCAAGTTTCCCTATTATAGATAAACGTATATTGTTATTGCGTTCATCTTTAAGATAAGCTATAAGGCCATCAAGTGAGTTCTTTGATGTAGGCTCTCCAAATACTGTAAATGTCATACCATCGCGATGAATAAGACCATTGTTGATTGCTTTCTGAACCAGTACCTTTGTTTCAAAATCAGGATCAGTCATTATATTAAGGAACGTTCCTGTCTTTTCCTCAATGATTCTTCCAATCTCTCCCCTCAGATAATCAATTCCAGGATTGTTAGGCAGCCTCTTTGCTTCTTTATCGGTAAGATAATAGATCCAAAGAAAATCTGACATCTTCTTTGCCGATCCATCTATCTTTCCAAATAACATATAGGCATCCTTTTTAACATCAATCTTCTGATTTTTAATCTTATCTTCTTCCCCTTCAAATACAAGAGCAAACTTATAAGTACCTTTATCATACCTTTCAGTAAATGACGGTGCTATTGATTCAAGATTCACTTCAAGTATCTTATAGGAGATAAAGTCACCAACATTTGATAAATCAAGAAACTTACCATTTTTATCAATCCATACTGTTCTGTTAATCCAAAAGTTCTCTTTCTCTTTCTTGTTGATATTAAGATCATCACCATTTTTAAATCCGAGTTCTCTTGCTATCTGGTCCTTCTCTGCATCTGTCAAATCCTGTAATGGATCAATTAACTGACCTGATCTTGCATAACGCGGAACTACATATTCTTGCTTTGCACCAGAGTTCATGAAGATAGAGTCGCTGTTTTCCGGAAGCCAATCACTTGTCCTTCGGATTGGCTCTACCTTCACTCTTCCCTGACGTAAAAAACCTTTTCTTCTTTTTGTTAATGATTCTAGCATTAAAGTTTCCATACTGCTACATTTTTTAAATTAATAACTTTTTATGCCAGAACTGATGGACGGATTGTTGCACATCTTGTAGGATCCTTAACCATGACACCACCAACAAAAGCACGGTGAATGGTATAACCATCTTTACCTGTACTCATGAAGCGTTTTGGCATGTTAGGCTGGAATGGATCACGAAGACCGGGTTCCATACCCATGATATCTTCTGCTCCTTCCTGATATACAGGACGAATGTTATCTTCTCCACCTACCTTGCCTACGTTAAGAATCTGATACTCGTATGATTTTGCAACTCCTTTTCCTGACGGATGCATCACTTTATTCCTTTCCTTGTCATCATATGCTGAATCAACAAGTACGGTTACAATGCTTCCATCCGGACTTTTGTACTCAAGGAAATTATCTTTAATGCCAAATCCACCGCTAACGTCATAGATAAATTTATCTGTTGACAGAGGTGTATAAAGCATTGAGTAATCCTTAAGTGCAAGATGCCATGCATAAGCACCCCATTTACCTGTACGCATTACTACCCTGCGTGTCTCACCATAACCTTTTTCATTATCTGTAAGGTCCATGATATGTTCTGTGAGCCATTTAATGTCAAGTTCGTAACCGTTATAGTATGAGATATTGCTTGATTCTATCTGCTGCTCAAGACCTGCACCCTGCTCAATAGTAAATCCGGAAAGATCCTTCTGCAGGAATTTTCCATCATCAGTCCTGTTGAGTGTCGCAAAGTTGATAAGCTTATCCTTCATATCCTGAAACTGCATCTCAAATTCCCAGTCAGCATACTGTGTCCATGTGGTCATGTATTTAATGGAACCATTCTCATCTACTGCAGGCCATGAGAAAGCAACAGGTCTGTTGATCATATTGCCTGGTCTGGTATCTTCCATCCTTATCATGGAGAATACGTTCTTCATTGCAAATGGACTGGTGTAGTTAGGTGTTCCACCTTTTACTGAAAGAGTTTTTGAAACAATGCTCCATTCTTTTGAAAACTTCTTACCGGCTACCAGTTCTTCATAAGGAATATAAAGATTCTGATCACCTGTGAAAAGTTCGCAAGTATAAAGCCACATTCCTGCTCCATAAGGTTCAGGAATAGAAACTATCCTGATAGGATAAACTGAATTCTTCTCACCTACTATTATATTGGTATCTGAGAAATACCTTTCAGGGAATACAAGCTGGAAACGTGTTCCTGCAAGACCTGCCTTTGATGTTACAGCTACTGCTGAACCATTAACAAGACATGATACTAGAGGAATATTTTTCCTTGCATCTCCCTGTAGATGCCATCTGAAATCAGCATCAGTTTTACAATAGAATGGTGTGAACTGCTTTAGTATCTGCCCAAAATTATATCCTTTATTTGCGCGATACATGAGTGTAACCAGATTGGATGTTTCAGTAGGATTCTCCTGATACAACATACCGAGATGGTTTGTAGTCACAAGACCACTAAAATCCTTCGGTTCATACTCCTGAAGTGGTGAAATAAGTTTCATGATTTCAATATTTATTTAAAGTTTGGAAAAATTATTTTTACTTTCTCATCTTTCTTTTGACCTTTTTCAAATTTTACTCCTTTATCTGCTCCTGCTGCTGCTTCCTCTTTAAGCTTTTCAGTCAGCTTCTGTGCATTACTGGATGTTACTTTCTTCATGATCTTTGTCAGATCGGCCTTATCTTCAAAGAGACCAAGCTGAATGAAATACTTTAGTCTGATATCAAACATTACCTTATCCTTGTCACGCGTTTTATTTACAAGGTCAATAGGCACTCTTTGTCCGTTTATCAACTTTGTATCAACTGGTTTTGTCATGGAATTATAGAGGGAAGTCTTTTCATTAGCACTTACCTTTATTCCTGGCAAAATCTCGTCTAATTTGTCAATAGTGGATTTGATGTCTTTCTGAAGTCTTTCTTCTTCTTTGTCCCTAAGTTCCTGCTGTGCTTCTGCTTCTTCAATGATACGTTTCTTTTCACTGGCTATATATGCATTGATACTATCTCTTGCATCTTTAGCTTCTTCAAATACACGTTCCTCTGTTTCTGCAGCTTTGATATACATTTTTATTTTTGAGTCATTCAATCCCTGTAATCTCAATGCCTGTACTATAACATTCTTTTGAAGTTCCTCATTATCTGCAAGAACCTGATCAGTAAGTTTAGTATATGCGTCTTCTACACGGAATGTATGTTCTGCTTGTTCCTCTGGTATCCCAAGTTCAATCATCTCAAGGAATTCCTTCTGACGAGGACTTAATGAATTTTGATATTCATCTCTTCCACCATCAATATACTCCTTCTGTTTTGTAAGAAGTATTTGCATGGCTTCATTAAATGGCTTACCTTTGATTTCATTAAGGTCAAGGGTGGGGAGAATGCCTTCTTCATGAAGTGTAGCAGCATGGAGATAAAGTGGTGAATCTTCGTCAATAATAACATCCTCTCCCCCTTTACCCTTAGTATCTTCAGGACCGGAATCTTCACTCTCTTCTTTTTTCTTTGACGAACCACTTTGTTTTTGCTGCACCTGTCGTATCTCTTCTTCCGTTTCCGGAATCATCATTGGCTGCTTAAGTAAATCTGCAATGTTTACAGATCCTTTCTTTTCTTTTACTCCTTCCGTACCTCCTTTGTCACCACCTGACTCACCACTTTCAGGTATGATCATCCCAAGGCCGGACTCAATGGTTGCTATGTTCAGACCATCGAAGGGACTTGATTTTTTTGTGTCGTTTGACATACTGCTACTTTTTTTTCGTTAAACAATTTTACAATTAATTCTGTTTCTATAAAAACTTTATCACCACTTGCTGATTTAATAAAAAAATATCTTCATCAAATAATTATTAATGTTTTCCTAAACTGTCGCTGTTTTCTTACTCCGCTTGAGCCTCATCTCATCATTGAACTGTTGACGTTCCATTGCCATTTTTGCATTAAACTCTTCATTCTTTTGTTTTAGTGTTTCCATCGTAGCTTTAAGTTTATCCTTTGATGCTTGTATTGCTGCTTCAATCTTTTTAATCTCTATATCTCCTTTATTCATTGCTTCACTCTGAGCAGCATCAAGATCCATTTGTTTAAGTACTATCTCATTCTCAAGTTTACGCATCTCAATCTCCATTGTCTGCTGAAACTTCATTTGTTCCCACTTAATGTTATTCTCTGCTATTGACATCTGAGTCTGCTGCTGCTGCTGTATTTCATAATCTTTTTCTGCCATACGTTCCTGTTCAGCTTCTTCCATCTTTCTGCCTACTGCTGCTATGCTCTTACTCTTCATAATCTCAAACAGATCTTTAAACTTAGCCGTATCATTCTGCAGTGCAGCATGAGCATACTGACGAATAAACTGAAATAGTTCTGTATCGTCCTTGCCATCACTAAGATACATACCATATGCTGTTTCAGATAATAGTTTACCTTTTACATTAAGTACTTTTCCTATTAATCCGTCATCCATCATATTAAGGGAGAACTCCTGGTTTTTATAACAGTGTTTGGCTGTTTCCAGATTAAGCTCCAGTAGACGAAGCTTGGTGTTGTCATGTATAAAGAAATACGGTTCTGTTATGAATGTTGACTGTTGAAGGGATCTGTTAATGCCACCAAGAGTTTCCCTGTTTTGCATTGCACCTTCTCTTTGAGGTGTTATACCTGTTATCTCATTTATCTCATTCTTAATATATCTTGCAAATTCCAGTTGTGCTATAAGTGCCTGTGATGAATCAAGATCAAGTACGTTAGGCTGTCTGTTATTAAGTGTTGCAAGTAACTTACCTGTTGCTGCTCCTTCATTACCTTCTTTAAATGAATCAGAAAGATACCATCCATTCATCTCTGCATACATTAACCACACATCAGGTTCCCATCCTGCAGGCACTCTTGCGAGATCAAGTTCAGGTAATTTGCCTTTATTACGTGCAGAAGTCATCTCTGCCCTTGTCATTGTTATATTATAAAGATATTTATATGGACGTATCCTGTCTACAAGAGCATATGCTTTATTGCCTATTGAATATATTGTACCTACATAAGGTGGCATTACCTTTGAAGGATTATTGAATGTCATACCTAATCGTGGCAATCTTTCAAGTTTTACGAATATATCATATCCTATCTTATATCCCTGCCACCATTCAGTTATCCATTCCCATTTGATCTTTTCACCATATGCTTCATTTGGCTTATAATCTTCCGGTACATAGTCCTGTAGTTCTTCACCATCTTCATAATAAGTAAGTTTTCCTACTTTTACTTTTGATCTCCATACTACTCTTGTAACTCTGACATTACCATTCTCATCATATCCACCTGAGAAGTTCCATGTATCTTTTGAAGTAAGTGGTACAAGTTGCGTACCTAATTGCATGGCATATTCTTCCTGTAAGTTCATTGAACCACCAAGTACAAGATTAGTACCCCATTTATTTGATAGATACCCTTCATCAAGATTTTTGACCTGATCTTCTGTAAGTTCATCATAAAAGAGATCCTGTACGCTTCCTGTTGACATATACTGATCTTCTATGATTATCATGCTATCTTCTATGTATGTACTTTCTCCATAACCAAATGGAGTAAGGTTTTTTGGAGATACTTTCCTGTTTGTAGGCTGACCATGAAATATATCACAAGCATAATCTTCTTCAGCTACTGTTACTATATCATAAAATGCATCAGTTGTAAGATATGGTACTTTCTGTGTTTTCCATATATGTTGCAAAAGACGTGTACCCATCTCTTCACGTTCATCCTGATAGTCATAGTTATAATATTTCTTCATCTTCTGAAGATCCCTTCTCATCTGTGGCTCTGATATTTCAGGATCATCAAGAGTATTTACAAGATAATTCTTTACTTCACTTGTTTCTTTTTCTTCTTTTTCTATTATCACATGATCATTTACTGCTCTTAAAAACCAGTTAAAAGGACGGGATAGTTCTTCTCCTTTAAGTACGTCAAGTTTTGTAAGTTCGATAGGATAGTTCTGCACCCTGCTTGGAAAGTATACACCTTTAAGACTTTGAGGATTGAGTGACCGTTCTATATCTTTCTCATCAAACTTACCTGAGATAAGATCATAGTTGATTCTCATTTCATCTTTTGTCTTGCGTACTTTTCCCGGATCATTATCTGCAAGTGTGATACCTGCTTTAACATTCTCTATTGCCCATTCTTTAGTCTTTTCCTTGTAGGATAGTTTCTGTTTTGGGAAGTTGAATATTCTTTGGGACATAATTTTACGAATTTATAGTGCAAATTATACCTTTATTATATATAATCAAAAATAGACATATTTC